GAACTACAGGAGCGTCTTGAGTTTTTAAAAGAACAGGATAAGTGCCGGGACTCCTTCATGGACTATATCCGGTACATATGGCCTGAGTTCATAGAGGGCGAACATCATCGTGTAATTGCGGATCGCATGACAGCGGTCGCCAAGGGTGAATTAAAACGGCTTATTGTCAATATGCCTCCCCGCCATACGAAGTCTGAATTCGCTTCTATTTACTTTCCATCGTGGATGATGGGACTCCAGCCCAAGCTCAAAATTATGCAGACAACTCACACAGCGGATTTGTCCATTAATTTTGGCCGAAAGGTTAGGAACCTTATGGACACGGATGAATATAAAAAAATATTTTCAGACGTAAACCTCGCTGCGGATTCCAAAAGTGCGGGTAAGTGGCAGACTGCCAAGGGTGGGGAATATTTCGCGGCGGGTGTGGGCGGTGCAATCGCAGGCCGTGGTGCAGATGTATTGATCATTGATGATCCTCACTCTGAGCAGGACGCATTGAGTATGAATCTTCTGGATTCCTGCTACGAATGGTATACATCAGGGCCGAGACAGCGTTTACAGCCTGGAGGCGCGATTGTCATCGTGATGACCAGGTGGTCTACGATGGATTTAACCGGCAGATTGTTGAATCGTCAGACTGAAACTAACGCAGATCAGTGGGAAGTCATTGAATTACCTGCAATTTTTGAAGATACAGACGAAGTATTGTGGCCTGAATTCTGGAAGAAGGAGGAATTGGAGAGTGTTAAGGCTTCGATTCCGGTCACCAAGTGGAATGCCCAGTACCAGCAGAACCCCACATCTGAGGAAGGCGCAATCATTAAGCGCGACTGGTGGAATACATGGGAGTTAGATGACCCGCCAAGTTGCCATTATATTATCCAGAGCTACGATACGGCGTTCAGTAAGAAGGAAACTGCGGATTATAGTGCGATCACCACCTGGGGTGTATTTTCTCCTGGGGAGGGAAAGGGTGATGCGATTATCCTGCTGGATGCACAGAAGGGTAGGTGGGATTTTCCAGACCTAAAGATGGTTGCCCAGGACCAATACAATGAATACAAGCCCGACATGGTACTTATAGAGTCCCAGGCAAGCGGGACTCCTTTGACCCATGAGTTAAGGGCTATGGGGATCCCTGTCGTTAATTACCGACCGAGCAGGGGGAACGATAAGATGACTCGCGTACATGCAGTAAGTCCTGTATTTGAGTCTGGAATGGTTTGGGCACCTGACCGTGTGTTCGCTGATGAAGTCATTGAAGAGTGTGCTGCTTTTCCGTTTGCACCAAATGATGATTATGTGGATACTACGACTCAAGCAATATTAAGATTCAGACAGGGTAATTTCATTAATCTTCATTCTGACGAGGTTGAAGAAGAAATGTACCGAGTAAAGCGCGCATATTACTAAGGAGTAATCTAATGGCTAAAAAAGACAAAAGTTTAAGTTTATTTGAAAAAGACCAAGACATGATTTCTGGTATTGGCGCTAAAGCGGCAATGGATGCTGGAATTGCAGATAAAAAATCTGCAATAGCAAAGTTACAAGACAACCCGGCAATTAAGGAGCAGCTTCGCAAGTCAAGGGTCGCTAAAGATCAAGTTGCGGTAAGAGCTCAATCAAGAAAGGATAATGCCAGGTTAGAGGCTGAAAGACAGGCCAAGTTAAAGGCTAGAGACGATGCCAAGAAAAACACTGTTGACTATTCCGATGCAACAAAGCCAAAAGGCAAGCCTGCTAAGAAATTTAATGTCGGCGTAAGCAAGGGCGGTGTTTCGTTTAAAGATGCATTCAAGCATTTCAAAGATAAAGGCAGCAAGACCTTTACCTGGAATGGTAAGAAATACACTACTCAAACAGCAGATGAAAAGAAATCTGGCTCTTCTTCAAAGGCCGATGCGCCTGCCAAGAAGACTTTCCGTCAAAGACGCGCAGCTAATCTAAAAGCCAAGATCGCAGACGAGAATGTTGGTGAAGGAAGAAAGCGCAGGCTCAAGCGTAGGCTTGGCCGTGTTGAAAGAAGAATGGCTCAGGGTAAGGCTGATGGCGGCGAAATGGTGAAAGGTTATTACCAGGGTGGTTCGGCCCGACTTGATGAGTCGCTGGGTGAGCGTCAAGGAAAGGAAAGCACCAAGTCTCAAAGCATGAAGTCACGCCGTAACGAAAGCCGTGGCGCGACAAAGAAATCAACTCCTAAGAGCGCAGGTACAGCCACCCGTGGGTGGGGCGCAGTAATAAGGTAACTATTATGAAAAAACCTGTAAAATTAAAAGAAGGTAAGTTTCTAGAAAAAAAGAAACCTAAGAAGTCTGAAGTTTTCAAAGAAATTATTTCTTCTGGCAGGGAGAAGCTTGAATCTCTTGTAGGCGCGAATCTTAAAGACGCGAAAAGAAAAGACGGACAGCCATCCAGAGGCCAAATGAAGAGAAAAGATGGCTCTACCTTTGCGCTTATGGGCGATGATCTTCTAAAGAAGCAAGCTCGAAGAGACAAGATAGAGGGTGGATTAAAAACCGCTGGCCCCGCTCTTTTAATTGGAGCTGGAGTTGGAGCCTCTTCCACTGACAAAGATTCTGATAAAAAGAAAAGAACTCAGGCTGATCGAAAGAAATCCAGAACAGGAAGACCAACTGCCGCTCAACAGAAGAAAATAGATAATGCTGAAAGAAAGGCAGCATTTGATAAAGCGTTTAGTAAAGCAAGAAACGCTGGAAAGCCTGACTTTATGTTCAGGGGAAAGAAATACACCACAGACATTAAGACTGATGATCCTGGTAAGGTATCAAGGGTTGTTAAAAAATCTGTCGGTGGAATGGCGGTCAAGTCTAGCTCTTCTAGAAAAAGCGCACCTCGCGGTGTAGGTGCGGCGAAGCGCGGTTACGGCAAGGCGATGAGATAGCTATATGCCTGGGCCTAAAAGCAAACTTGATGCCTTAAGTTCATTTTTTGGCGAAATACGCAGCTATATACAAAACAATGGGATTGAGAAGGCTGTTAGAAAATATGGTGATGATGCTTTAGATGTTGCTGAAAGTGATATGATTCCTTTCAGGGCTGATAGAGATCAAAGACTTAAAATCATAGAAGCCAGAAGAAAAAAGCAAATGCAGGATGATATAATGGCTGGCGGTTCGCTAACTGGTACTGCTGGAACGGCGGCTTGGCTAATATCAAAATTGAAAGATCAGCAAGAAGATGAGATTCCAAATAAAAAAGATGGCGGCTGGATACAAGGCGCGATCAAAAAGCCAGGCGCATTGCGTCAGCAACTTGGGGTAAAGGAAGGCGAGAAGATCCCCGCGAAAAAGCTTAATGCTGCGGCCAAGGAGGGAGGAAAGCTTGGCCAGCGCGCTCGTTTAGCGAAGACGCTTAGGGGTTTTAAACACGGCGGTGTAGTCACTAAGACCCGCTGGGAAAACAAATGGGGTTAGCCTATGGCGATTGAGCGCGGTGTAGATGAAGTTGATGTTGCTGAATTGGGCATTGAAGACAATTCAAAAGAGATCCTTGTTGGTGAAGAAGTAGAAACCGACCAGTTTATTGAAGAAATGCCTGATGAACAGGTTCAGACCCTGGATGACGGGACCATGGTCTTTGGCATGGATGAGAACGAAAACCTCGGCATGACCGGGGATTTCAACCAGAACCTAGCTGAGATCATGGAAGATCAGGATCTGGGCAAGATTTTTAGCGATTGCATGGGGGATATTCAGGACGATATCTCTTCGAGAAAGGAATGGATGGACCAGTACAAGGAAGGTCTTGAGTTCCTCGGCATGAAGTTTGAAGACCGCACAGAGCCATTTGAAGGCGCTTCAGGAGTAATTCACCCTCTACTAGCTGAATCCGTTACACAATTCCAGGCACAGGCATACAAAGAGATGTTACCGTCTGGCGGTCCAGTTAAGACCCAGACAGTGGGCATGGGTACACCGCAGACAGATCTTCAGGCATCCCGTGTACAGGAGTACATGAACTACATGCTGACTCAGGAGATGAAAGAATACGACCCTGAGACAGACCAGTTACTGTTTTATCTCCCCTTATCAGGAAGCGCGTTCCGTAAAGTTCACTTTGACCAGACGTTAAGCCGCCCAGTATCGCGGTTTATTCCTTCTGAAAAGCTGATTGTTCCATATGGAACAACGAGTCTTGATAATGCGGTAAGAATTACCCATGTCATTGATATGCCTACCAATGAGGTGAAAAAGCTTCAGCAGTCAGGGTTTTACAAAAAGACCCCGATGTCTGGCAAGGGCGGTAACTTAGAAGGTTACGATGAAGTCGATGAAGAGATTGATGAGCTTCAGGGCGTTAAGCCTTCTGGATCAACGGATTACGAAGCAGAACTGTATGAAATGCACGTTGAGCTGGACATCCCAGGGTTTGAGGATGTAGATGCGCAGGGTGAAGAGACTGGTATTAAGCTGCCATACATTGTCACGCTGTTCCCTAAACAGTCTGCTGTTTTATCGATAAGAAGAAATTACCAGCAAGTTGATCCGATGCGAAGACGCATTGATTACTTTGTTCATTACAAGTTTTTACCTGGAGTCGGTTTCTATGGGTTTGGTTTAACCCATATGATTGGCGGTTTGTCCAAAGCCTCGACATCTATCTTACGGCAGCTGATTGATGCGGGTACTTTGGCAAACCTTCCAGCCGGTTTCAAGGCAAGAGGCATTAGGATAAGGGACGATGATACTCCTCTCCAACCTGGTGAATTCAGGGATATGGATGCTCCTGGGGGTTCATTACGCGATGCGTTAATGCCATTGCCGTTCAAGGAACCCAGTGGAACGCTACTGTCTTTGCTGGGAATGCTCGTTGAGGCAGGCAAACGATTCGCCTCGATTGGTGATATGCAGGTGGGTGATGGCAATCAGGAAGCACCTGTAGGAACGACAATCGCCTTGCTTGAGCGCGGTAGCCGTGTAATGAGTGCAATCCATAAGCGGATGCATTATTCACAGCGCATTGAATTTAATCTGTTAGCAAAAGTATTAAGGGATTCGCCCATCAAAGCGTACCCCTACATGGTCGCTAACGGACAACAGCAGTTAATGGCGACCGACTTTGATGATCGTATAGACATTATTCCGGTATCTGACCCGAATATCTTCTCCATGAGTCAGCGCGTGATGTTGGCTCAGGAAATGTTACAAATGGTTCAGGCAGCGCCAGAGATACATGGCCCGATGGGTATACATAATGCGTATCGCAGAATGTATGAGGCGATGGGGGTACAGCAGGTAGACCAGTTATTACCGCCTCCTCCACAGCCACAGCCAATGTCGCCTGCTATGGAAAACGGAGGGTTTTTGCAAGGACAACCTGCACAGGCTTTCCCTGACCAGGACCATGATGCACACATTGCTGCGCATTTAACCCTGTATCAAAGCTCTATTTCTCAAACCAACCCACAAATATTGTCTTTAATTCAGGCGCACATCTATCAGCATGTTGACTTCAAGGCCAGAGAAATGGCGATGCAAGACCCGCAGATTACTCAGATGCAACAGCAAATGCAGCAGATGCAACAGCAGGCAGCGCAGAATCCAATGATGCAACAGCAGATGCAACAAATGCAGCAGCAAATGAATCCTTTGGTAGAAGACAAAGTATCTCAGATCACTAACCAGATACTTGAAGACCTGGCTCCTCAGTTCAAGATTGATAATGAGGAAGACCCATTGGTTGAGTTAAGAAAGCAAGAGTTGGAAATCAAAGCTGAAGACGTTGAACGCAAAGCGGATGAAGCGCAACAGCGTATTGATATTGAGCAGGAGCGACTGGATCGAAACATAGGAATGGCAGAAGATCGTCTGGAAACTCAGGTTGATATTGCTGACATGAAGAACGATACTGCTCAAGACAGGCTAAATCTGCAACGTGAAGCCCAGATGGCTAAGACCGCAGAAAACATGGCCAAAGACTTTTTTGGGAGAAATTGATGAGCAGCGTAAGACAGAAGCGAGCAGCTGAACAGAAAGCAGCTAATAAGCGCGAAGAAGAATTTCGAGTAGCTGGAGAAAAGATTGCCCAGCTAGTTGAAGAAGTAGAAGCAACGCCGGTTCCTGAGAAGGAGCCAGAAGCTAAGAAGCCAGCCAAGAAGAAAGCGGCTCCTAAAGCTAAGGCAAAAGCAAAAGCCAAAGTGGCTAAAAAGACTAAGTAACATTAGGAGAAAGATATGCCTGGATTAACTGAAAGCAGAGCTGTTGAAAGAGGCCAGAAACGCAGAGGCGATTACAGCAGTTCAGGTAAAGGCTCTAATGGTATTAAGCGCCAGACTTCGTTCCCAGATCCAAAGGTATCTATGGGCAAGTTCAGCGTAAAAGACCAAGGGACCGTTCCTTATGAAGGACCACAGGATTGTGCAACTCCGGGCGCACCTAAGCCTTATGGCGCGGGTAAGTCTAGAGGCGGCGGTGCGGCATTGCGCGGCACTAAGTTTGAGGGAATCTTCTAGCAAATGTTTCGCGCTCCTTCTCAATCCTTCGGCCAGATGCAGATAGGCCAAGTGTCAGGACCGTCTTTGGAAGAAGTGCTATCCCAGCGCGGCTTTGATATGCCAGCAATGCCGACAGGTGTGCAAGATCAAATGATGAGGATGTTCAAAGACCCGCTTACGGGGAAAATGACATCTGGTGGCGCACATGCTGCAAGCCACGCTAACGCTATGAGTGATTTTTACGCCAAAAACCCAGAGGCTCTTAACATTGCGAAGCAGCATCAACAAGACCAACAGTATAACCCAGGCGGGGGTGGCGGTCTTCACCAAGGCCCACTAGGACCACCACAAGAAATAATGCCGCAACCGATCCAATTCTCTAACGGAAGGCCGATGTCAGGGACTGGGCAACCATCCCCTCTTGATCCAAGCTCAATTAGGCTTAGTAGAGGCGATGGAGGCACTTTGCCGCCAGGATACTACCAAGAGCCACCAAGAAGACCTGGTGGCATGGAGAACCTTTCTGGTTCTTTAGGCGGTCAGATCAGGCCCAATCCATATGCTCCGAAAACGGGTGGTGGATTTGGTGGACAGATGGGTGGAGGATTTGGTGGCGGTCAAGATATGGGTCAATTCATGCAGTTCATGCAACAAATGATGCAAATGTTTCAACAGTTTCAAGGTGGTGGTGGTGGATTTGGCCAAAGAAGAGGCCCAGGAGGATTTCCTCAACCCCCACAGCGGTATGGGCAATACCAGCCGCAACCAGCAAGGCTCGAAACACATGAGTTGAAACCCCAGCTTATGACTCAAGGTCCGGCATCCATAACGCCGCGAAGAATGTCAAATCAATTTAATCCTAACAACGCCTTTGGTGGATATTAATAATGAGAATTAACATCCCAGGATTGGAAAACATTAATATCGATGAGGTTCTTGGAAGAGAGCCTAAGCCGAAGAGGAAAAAGGCTATAGATCGAAGAATCAATCTAACGCCTAAACAAAAGTCTAAGATAACTGCGAAGCCAAAAAGACTTTCTATACCTAGTGGCGAAATTGATATATCAGAAATAGGAAGCATTCTTCCAACATCTAGACCTAGACCTAGACCTAGACCAAAACCATCTGGGTCTGTTCCTAGTGAAGCTGAAATGTCTAAGAAATTAAAAGAGTTTTCAGAACAAATTAAATCAAGGCCAACTTCAGGAACTCCTCCTGTATTAGGATCTATACCAGGAATGGGTGAAACCGGAATGATCAATATTCCTGGTGTAGGTTCGATTCAATTACCACAAGCCGTTAAGCCCCCTGCTAGCATTGCACCAGAAACTTTAGACAATTGGTGGATAAATGAAGGCCCGAAAACACTTCCTGGGCCAAGACCAGAAATTCAAATACCAGATGACCCATATGCAGGTTATAGGGATCGAGAAGACGATGATGAAGAAGATACTCCTCCAGCAGACTTTCAATCACCCTCTGAGTATTTGTCTGAACAGGAAATGGAAAACATCACAACTCCAAATCCATCATTAACCGAAGAACAACTAAGGCAGTTGTACACTTCTGGAATGATGAATTTTGACGATGACTACTTCACAGATACTGAAGGCATGTTTGGAGAAGCTGGCCAAAGGTATGGTCTTGGTGTTCCTCAAGACAGGATCGATGAGATTGCACAAGAAATTAATTTTAGTAGCAATCAATCTGAACCTGCTCCTGCACCAACCCCTCCTTCAAAACCCGCTGTCAATCCATTTAAAGGATTTGTACCAGGAAATATAATAGGCCAGTCTTTTGATCCAAAGGATCTGAGCGCACATAAAAAAAT